CGGATGGTTAAGTTCACCAATTGCGCGCTTACTTTTGACCTCTTCCTTGACATATCTACTAACTTCTTTGGCCAAAATTTGCTTTGGATAAAACCGACCATTTTTGTTCTTCACAGCACTTTGCATAAAGATACCTTCAATATAAAGGTCTTTACCTTTACCCTCGGTAATAACACTTAAATCATGATCAACTAATTCTGTTATTAGTTTCATCTTAGTCTGCTTCCTTTTTGTTGTACAAATTGGCTCCAACAGTTTTCTTAAGATCTTCTATTTTGGTTCGAACCTTAGTTGCCATAAGTTTAGTAAATTCTTTCTTCGCACCAAGAAGATCATCATTTCTTAACATTGTAATTATACTCATTAGTAATCATCCTCATCGTCTTGTTTAGAATAAAGTGGATCATCCTTTTCCGCTTTCATTTGATCATTGATATCTTTTACTTCAACATCATCCTGCTTAAGAACATATCTCCGGACATATTCATGACTGAAATATTTACCAATATGATCCTGCATATCCCTTAATAAATTCAACCGCGCGGCCAACATTTCAGATTCTTTTATTTCTGCATAATAATTATCTTCAATGAAGTCATATACAATATGTTCTTTAAGTGTATTCCACTCAGATTCTTTAATATAACCTTTAAGTAACAATTGAGTTCTTAAGATATCATCGAACAGATCAGAGAATTTTCTTCTCAGTTTTGAAATATGTTTCGCGAACTTAACTTCGTCTCTGGTAATTTCTCCTCCAGACCCAAACGAATATCCAACCTCTGGATCAAGTCTTGAAATAGGAACGTTCAGGGAACGGAAAAGTTTCCGTTGAAAATATATAATATCATCAATAGCTGAAAGATTATCACCACCCGGAAGGGTTGTAATTTCAGTTCCTTTACCACCTTCCCTTCTTGGAAGCCAGAAATCCTCAAGCATGCTCATCTTGTCAGAATCGTTTGTAAGTTCGCCAGTGGATGCGTTATAAACCATCTTATGACGATACCGATTCATGATGTCTTTGAGATATTGTTCGGCCTTAGACTTCGGCATGTTACCAACATCAATATAAAAAATTCTTCGTTCTGGAGCACGAGTCAAACGATAAATGACCTGTGCGTTCTCGGTCATCTTGAGTTGATTGGCTGGACGAATTGATTTATGAAGATATGAAAGAACAATTCCTTCTGTTCTGTCTATTAAACCAGAAGTAACGTAAGTAATTGCATCCTTTAAAACTTTAACAGACGAGAAATTAAAACCATCTGATGGAGTATAAACAAAATATTCCTCAATAGATTTAATAACATCAACACCAGTTGTGGAATCTTTTTCCTTTTCGATTTCCCGAACTTTTTTAATGTCAGTTGGGTTTATAGGTCTTAATTCTAAAATTCCTCTTTTGGGTGAATTAAGATCTATAATTTTATGATAATAAAGTCTTCCGTCAATATACCAGTTTCTAAATATATCATGACCACTGGAATTAAAATTCAAAAGTTTTAAAACATTTTCAAATTCGTTAGTTAATATTTCTTTTAATTCATCAGAATAATCCGAATCTGTACAAGTTAATTTAACCGCCTGACCCGTCATATTATCTGCAATAATAGATTCAGAGACTATATCTTCTATTGCCTGATCAACCTCTGCAATTTTTGCAATAGTTCTATATTGGTGTATTAGCCCGTTTTCGGTAATCGCGACATCATTGTCCTGAACCGTAGAACCAAAGTAACCAGATACACCAATATCAGAAGCTCCATCATCCGTACCCGGAACAATAAAACTCCTTAATTCTTTTTCTGTCTTGTTAGATTTCTTTTTCTTAAATCGAAATCCAAAAAAACTTCTATCGTCATCTGCCATAATAGTTATTTATATAAAGTTTAATTTGTATGAATCCAATAATCACCGGCTTCGTAGAACCCAGTCTTATCTTTATTTATACCATCATCGAATACGAATGGAATCATATCCTCATCTATCTCTTTGAGCTTGTCCGCATATAAATCATTAAAATCAACACCGCCCTGATCGATAAAATTTTCTTTTGTTGTATACCAAGCCAACATTACCAAAGTCATAACACAATCATCATTTAATTCTCTTTCAGCTGAATATGACATTCCCTTTGATACAAAATTAGCCAACTCAAAAAGAGTGGTTTGATCTTGTACTATAAGCTTTTGATTCTCTAATAAATCTTTCAGTACAGAACAACCAATTCTTTTTGTTCGACTTGTGGTTCTAACACCAAGAACATATTTTGTATGCCCCTGTTCCCGTGTATCCTCGTTTATAATATTATCATATTCGTATTCGTAATTTAGTTTTTCTACAACGGAATGTCCAACATCATTCGACTCAACAAAAACATAAGCAGAATTATATTGAAGGGCGAGATTATAAATTATTCGTGGATAAATGGATGGAGCAATTTCGTTTGAACGAAAAACCGCAACCTGTTTAATCGGATATTGTGATATATCGAATACCGAAGAAACTGAATAGTCTAGACTTTTTCCATGTGAAGTATCAGAGGTTATTAAGTAAGTATGATCGTCAGCTGGCATATCATAATACATTATATTCTGAACTATTTTAATTGGTTCCTTGGGAACAATATTCACTAAAACAGAAGATGGAATTAATGTATTAGCAGATCCCATTGCAATGTTTTCATGTTCCTGCATGAAATCTTCAAGGGAAGTATTAGCAATAGTTTGTTCTTTCCACCTGGCATCTCTTTCTGGAACATCATTCCATTTAACTTCAAAGGGAACATATTCGTTCATCCCCCTTTCAGCCTTGGTTCTAATAGCATGAAAATGATTCAGTTTGTTTATAGTTGAAACAAGAATAACCTTTGTTTCCTGGCCAGATGCAATTGTTGGATAAGTTGATTTATAAAACTCTTCCCAATTTTCAACAAACGCGGCTTCATCGATAATCAAAAGTGAAACTGATTGTCCACGAATTGAAGAAGAAGATGTTGCACGAGCCATAACACGACAACCATTATCAAACTCAATTGTTCTCTTGTTCCATTCAATAACATTTGGTTTTAACCAATTGGGTATCAGTTCAAAAGCAAGTTGAATTCTAGAAAGAATTTCTTGTGATGTGTCACCCTTGTTAGCAAGGATTGCAATCGTTTTATCCTTGGTGAAAAGAAGATGATGAAGAACAAAAACTGTGGTGGTGGTTGTTTTTCCAGACTGACGAGACTGTGTTACAATATTGAAACGCTCCTTCTCAAACTGACGAAGAAGTTTCTTTTGATAATCGTAAAGGGGGATCTTAATTTTTCCACGATCAACATGAACAATTGTAAAATACTTTTCAGCAAAATATTCTATATCCGCGGCACATTTTCTAAACTCTAAGATTTGTTTTTTAGTATATTGATGTTTATGGTTCTTAGCGTTTAGATTATAATTGTTGAGATAATATTCAGTCATCCTTTTTCCCATCGAGCATATCCAACAGCTCGGAAGAAGAACCAACAAAAATGGAATTATTAGTTACTGAAATATTTTCAGCCTCCTTTAATTTCTTCTGCTTCTCGTGAAGAATAGAAAGCTTATCAGAGGTGTCCCCAATCGTTTTAATTAACTGAGATAAAACCTCATAGGTTCGAGGATGCTCGGTTTGCCGGGCAAGTTCTACAAGGTCTTCAAGTGCTGCATTACCATTTTCAATTAGGTTATAAAGATTCTCACGAGTATATTCGTAATCATCCTTTACATGCTTATCTTCGGCATTCTTAGGAACCGTCTTCTTTTTATATGTTAGAACTTCAGACGGTTCTATATTGAAGGTTTGATCTAATTGTTTCATCACGCATCTTCCCATTCACCCCAATTTTCTGTAAATCCAAAATCATCATCCTCTGTTGCCGTCGATGGATCAGGGGTTGTTGTATATGTATATTTCCGTGTTGGTGTATTCACCGGAACATCAGCGTAAACAGATGTATCCACTTTTCTAATTGGATCTTGTGTTATAACAGGACCATAAAGCTGAA